GTATTCCTGCGAACGTTCGCCTTTGAATTTCCCACAACAACTCATCGGTGGTCATTCCATATTCTACCATACTTCCGATGTCTTTGCCATACTTGATGTGAGAATTTTCACCCCACACCACAACCGACGCACCAGAATCAACCGTCTTTTTTACTTCGCGGACAATTTCACCATTTCGTGGTTGGTTGTCGTGAATATATGTTACATCAATCTCCAAGTCTGCGGGCAATAGTGTCTGTAATATAGAGAATGAAGACCCGCCGACTGCCACGCTGTTTGGTAGGTAAAGCGAATCAAGCTGCCCCTCACAACAATACATTTTTTGTGAAAAGTTTGCCACATCCAGACCGAAAATCTTAGGAGCAAACTCGTCAAGTTTTACTGTGATGTATCGCAGTTTTGTATTTGTGTTTCCCGGTGTTGCTCGGGTAGCCAAAGACACAAGTTTACCGGCTCTATCAATCGACGGGATAACAATCCGCTCATCTGTTGGATATTTTGCATCAATGTCTTGTAGATATGTGTGTCCGTATTTATTGCGTAATAGATGAACATACGATTGTAGATTCTCTGTGTAGTACAGTCGGTGCAATTCTTCTTTTGGAATCTTTCGCTCTGACTTGAGATATGAATACACCGAATGAAACACTGGAAGCGACGATATGGGAACAAGTGTTTCTAACTCTCTAGGAATATCTGTCTGCCCATTGTTCGTTGCGATGGGAACAACATAGGGAGACGATCGGTCGGTTTGATATTTTTGTGATGTTTTCTGTGTACCCAATTCTTGTAGATACTCAAGCCGATACTCTTCGTAGAGACTAGGCGACATATGTTTAATAAATTCTTGTGCTGACCAGTTCGCGGAACAGTTGTGACATTTGAAACGGTAACGCCGGTTCTTTGATAGATACAGATACCCCCTTGCTTTCTTTTTACTTGTATCGGAATCTCCGCATAGCGGGCATCGGCAGTTAGCAAGATCGTCCTTTTTCCACTTGAAAGAATCGAGCATAGGAGACATCAGATTGATGTATTTTTGATCTAGATATTGTCCGTTCATAGTTCCAGTGTACCAAAAAAAGCAACCGCAATCAAGACCGATTACGGTTGCGTGAATCAAAAGATATGATAGATAATAAATGCGTTGTTTAGGTGTACATCTTAAGTTTAGGCGACGTTCCGCCCCAATGATTGAACATGTACCATGCACCAACTTCCATGTCAAATGATTTGGCATTTTTGGTGTTTATTGGAACACCGATCTTATCGATTTGATGTTTTCCATCCGGGTCCAAGTCCCGTTCGTCCACAAAGAATACTGTGTTTCCATTATCGTATTCTTTTTTCGCTTCTTCGATGCTAGTTTCTGTAAATTCTTTTGTCATAATTTTTAACTCTTCAACTCATTGCGTATGTTTCGATCTCTGCATCAACGTATCCTCTGCACCATCCTCTGTGCGATTCTTCTTGTAGCCTAGAATCATATGGACATTCTTTCATAGGCGCGTTATCATGAAATGCGTCTCGCCCCTCTGCAAATGCTGTGGTGTAATTGTCTCGCATGTTTTCGGCGGTTAAGCCATCCTTTTTGCTTCTTTGATGTTTCTCGCATGAACATCGTTAACGGTATTTAGTGTCTGGAAGACCCAGCCAACACTACCATTATAGCATATTCTCATCTTTTGTCAACCTAATAGCCCATTTTGATCCTCCCGTAAGTGACTGTCAAATAAGGATTTATATCTTTAATCCACCACCAGAAGAACTTACACCGGACCGATATGGAATCGCCGGGATTGCAGGAGCAACCGGAGCAGACGTATACCCGACCGACATCGCTCCAATGGTGGCTACTCCCCCAGCACCGGAAGTCAACAATGCTTGTGCTGCGGCATCTGCTTCTGAAAACTTCATTCGTGGCTTGTCCATACAAATTACGAATCGCTTATTGTCGCCCGGATCGTTGTACCGGTTTTTCAGTTGCTTCACGCACAACAAATCGTGTTTGTCTAGTTGCTCTGTTCGGATCAACGCAAACATCATGTCTGCTGTTGCAGGAATGCCAAATGATTCTGCGGTCGAAGTCATGTCAACATCCGAATCTCCAAATCCTGTTCTGTTAGATTGAACCGCTGTAAGGACGGGAACATTGTATTCGATTGCCATACCGCGAACCTCTTCGGCTACAGATTTCATGAATCCATACGAGTTTGATGAATCTCCACCGAACCGCATCGATCCACAAATGTTCAGATAGTCGATAATGATAACCTGTGGCACAAAGTTTTGCTTAGACTGTAGCTCGGATAGCAATGCACGAAAGTGTGATACGTTTGCTGTTGCTGTTGGATATTCTTTGATCTTTAATCCACCAGACGCACCATATGATGTTTTCATTTTACCGACACGAGTTGAATACATTGTCTTGGAAAGTGTAGACAAGTCTTTGATGTTACAGTCAAACAAGTTTGCATCGATTCGTTCAGCAATTCTTTCTTCTGCCATTTCGCATGTGATGTACAAAACTTTCTTACCCTGTCGCAAACAGTTTGCAGCATAGTCACACATAAACATAGACTTACCAACATGGACACCTGCTAGAATTACATTCAGCGTTTTGTTTGGCAGACCGCCATCAGTGATTTCATTAAACGTGTCAATACCGAACGGAACCTTTTCTGTCTTGGAATGGTAGAAGTCGTATCGTGCTTCGGCATCGTTATAATAGTCGTGACCAACCGACGCATCGAACGTAACAGACAATGCTTCGCGGACAATGCTCTCGATTGCAGAAAATGGTTTTTTGTCTTTTGCCTTGTTGGATGGATCGATGATCTGTGCAGATTCCAACACTGCATTATAGATCGCCTTTTCCTTACACCAGTTTTCTGTTCTGTTCACTCCCCATTCTGGATTACTCTGTGGGGTGTACTTAGAATCGTACATGTAGTCGATTAATTCGGTAGCACGATCATACTGTTTCTCAAAGAGAGACGCACGATTGCCGACATCGATTGCCAACGCTTTCTTGTTTGGTAGTGTATTGAATTCATCAAAATGACTTTTGATTTCTTCGTACACGATTTTCTCAACATCATCCGAAAAGTAATCAGGCTTGATGTATGGAATAACCGATCGGGCGTACTCTTCGTTGTGTGCTAGTTCTGTTAAAATGAATTCTTCGATGTCTGCGTCGTTTGGCATTTAGTCTCCGGTTTGTGCTGGTGTTGATACCGCCATTGTATCAGAATTCGGCGGGTTTTTGTCCATGATATCCATTAAAATATCGCCGAGTGCATCATATAAATCTTGTGATTCGCTTTCGGGGCAATTTTGAAACGGAACCCATTCAAATTTAGTCGTACACGTATCATTCTTATCATCGGTGATCAATTGCACCTTTTTGTATGCATACAACAATCCCTTGTATGGACCGTTTAGAATGCGAACACCGGCATGTGTCTCACCACTTTCGTATGTATGAATATCCTCAAACTCATAGTCATACAAAATGTCTTTCTTATTCTTTCTCCCGAATTGTAGCCATTCTGGTAGTTGGATCATTCTTGCTCCACATTCAATTCTTCGACTTCATCGATCAAATCTTCATCGCTCTGCCCGCCTTGATATGTGAACGAAGACTTTGTGTATTCATCGATCTTGTCTAGAATTTCTTTCGTGAAAAACTTATCTGGATTGGCATTGATATGCTTTTCGTAATATGTCTTACCGTCTGTCCACTCATATCGAGTGCCACTCTTTTTAATGATGCCAGCTTCACATGCAAGTGGAACCAGACCAAAGTAGCGATTCAATCCTGTGCGGAAATTGACTTGTGTAAGAACCTTTGAGTTTTCAATTGTTAGTCGAGACTTTGGAACAGTTGCACGCAGCTTGACACCGACTTGCTCCGACCCGTCTTTATCTTTACTCTTACTTAGATACACAATCGTGCTTGACGTATACACAAGACCTCGACCACCACTCATAATTTCCTTCGGATACATAGAACCAATTTCAGTGTAGGTGTGGTTGGTCAGCAGAAGCGGAATTCCTTTTTGTGCTGCCTTTAGTGTAATAACACGAAACGCTGCTTTGACTAACGCGGCTCGGGTCATGTCCCGTTTGCCTGTGTCGTTAACAATATCACTGACTTCCTTTTCAGTAGATAGGTTGCCTAGCGAGTCAAGCACCACGAATACTTTCGGGTCTTTCTTTGTATCGTATGATTCTACAAGATCGATGACTTGCTTTCTATATTGTTCGACTGTCACCACCGGGAAGATGATGAATCGTGATTTGTCGATACCCCACTTATCGAGCATTTCTACTCGGATAGCACCCTCTGATTCAAAATACAGAACGATGTTTTCTTTGTCTTCGTCTAGGAAGTTTTTACATGCTGTAAGAGCAAAGAATGTTTTACCACAACCGGATTCACCGGCAAGTGCTGTAATATTGTTTGCAGGATAGCCGCCATAGATCGATCCGGAAATAAGTGCGTTTAGTACATAGCTTCCACTATCGACATACCACTTGATATCACCACCGAGAATTCCGTCTTCGGCAGTTGCCGCGAATTCATTTTTGATGACTGACTTTAGTAGTTTCTGTGCGTAGCTGTTTTGTGTTGCTGACATATTTTCTCCATATTAAAATAGTGTTGGTGTTTCTTCAATTTCCCAACCGATGTGTTGTAAAATCGATTCGATTGGTTCTATGAATGTTTTGCTGAATTGTGTTTCAGTATCAATGTAGTCGTGTGCATCAAATTCTGCTGGAAGTGCATTATTGAATCCGATCACGTTTTCATGAATTGGATTCGGCATCTTCAAGTAGATAAACTTGATCTTGCTTCCATCGGTCATCATCGAATACTTAGAAGACAACTTCTTTGTTGCCACTAGATGATTATACATGATTGCTGCCCGCACTGCAATAGGTGTTCCCTTTTTATACAGATCGACCGATGATGGTGTGCAGATATACTTAGATATGCTAGAGACACCACGCGGAAACGCAATCTCTTCTGGCGGTAAAGAAAAGAATTCTTCACGACACACATTGATATAATCACGAAACGCAACGATATCATCTGATAGAATGAGGCGAATTGATTTCTCAAGCATCGGCTTCACCACATCAGGCGTAGACGATCTTTTGATTTCCAGCCCCATAATTTTTTCTTTTGCTGCCGGATATATTTTATCGACATCTGCAACTACGTTAAGAACATATCTCTTCTTTCCTGTCCACAATGCTTTGTCTGAAATTGCTTCACACTCCATCGTGAATGCAGGGGAATGGCTGTTGACAATTTTTCCGAGAGATATAAATTCGCGATCAATAATTTTTTGAATCGTGT